AAATCTGATATAATGCCATATCACTATTGATATATATACTACTTGTATATTTATACATACTATTGTATATTTATACATAAGGCTATAAAGGGGGTTAAAAGGCGCGGAACGCGGGCGGGCGCGTTTTCCCCCGTATATATCGCTAACGCATTTATATATGCCCTTGTATGCCTTTATATTATATATCTTTTCTTTTCTATCACTTATTATTCGCACTTACTTATATTATTATCGCTTGTTATATTATAGTTTATTGCTTATCTTATGCAAAAAGTAAGTTATATATGCTTTACTTATCGCACACGCGCGCGGGGGTTCGGGTGGTTGGGGCGTTTTTGGGGGCGTTTTCGGGGGTTCGGGCGGGTTCTATCCGCTAATCGGTCGTTTTGTGGATAGTTGGCGGGCGTTTGGGGCGTTTTGCGTGCGTGTTCGTGCGTGTTTTTCCGTGCGTGCGGGCGCGGGGGTATGCCCCCCCCATTTTTCGCGCGCGCCCAATCCCTGCGGGTTTACCCTCTCATAGTGTACGGCGAATATGCGGGGGAGTATCGCGTGGTGTGAGAGTGAGTGCGAGTGAGTGTGTCTATTGCATAATATTTAATTTATTTATAGATATATATAAGAGCGGTGGGGCGAAAGGTTGATTTTGTGGCAAAAGAAAAAGAGCGGTGAAGTGTTGGTGGTGGGCAACAAATCATCGTTCTTTCTCAAACGGGGGAAATAATGACTATGGTGATAGTATAAGCGATTTGGTGCGGAAAGTCAAGGGAAAAGTGCGAAATTGAAATATTTGAGCGAAAGATGTTCAGTGTGGTGATAATGTTTTTGGTGGAAAATGTCAAAATGTATAAATATTCAAAAAGTGCGGGCAACGGTGCTAACTATAATTAGTAAATTTGTGGAAAAAAGTGGTTGACAGTTTAGTATTTTCAGATATATAATAAAGATAGACATTGGTTGTGTCTTGTCCTCCTGTTGTATTTTAATTCGGGAAAGGCGGGTTGTGTGAGAGCAACCCGTTTTTTCTATTTATTTTAATAAGGATTATCTTTGTAGATATTAAAAAAGGAGAAAGGTATATATTATGGAAGAATATAAAGCGGTCGTCGTAACCGACGAAAAAAAGATAAAGGAAATCAAAAGTGCGCTGCGGTCGGCGGAAAGTTCGATTGCGGATATTAAGCCTGCCGCGCCTGACAAATTGCCTGAAAATGCACAAAAAATGTGGTTTGGTAAGGTTGACAAATAATAGCACATAATGATATTATATTTATAGACAAAAGAATAAACAGTTAAGAGCCGAAATCGCCCGACAATCACGGGAAAGTGAGTACACTCTTGACTTTTGGTAAGTTTCGACACGGACTTTCGCTACCGTAGTTCGGACAAAAAGCCCTTGTAAATTGCTGAAAGGCAGTAAGTTTAAGCAGGGGCTTTAATTTTTTTGAAATTTTTTCTATTTTTTAAGAAAATCTCTTGACAGCGGTGGTCGAAAGTGGTATTATTTGCTTATCAACAGTAGGAGGTCATCAAAAATGACTAATAAAGAAAGGCAAAAGAGCCTTGATAAACAAAAGTGGGTAAACAGCGAAGATTTTGGCTATGATTTAAGCGGGAAACTCTTTTATTGCGACCATTGCAAGTTTCAAACGGAGCGCAATATGGTGAAAAGTTGTATGGCAAGTCAAAAACAGCGCGAAGAAAATAGCCTTTGCGCCACGGCTTATAACAAAATGGTTAGAGGAGGAAATAAATAATGGATAAACTTTTACAATATTCTGGAATGTTGGAACGCTTTGCTTTCTTGTCGTTGCTCCGTTCGGGCAACAAAATTGTCGGGGAAAAGGTTGATTTTACCGATGAGCAAAAGGAAAGGCTTAAAAATTATTCGGAAAATTTATAAAACCCGTTGACAAAAGTGGGCGTTGGTGGTAATATCAAAGAGTAATCAACGTTTACTCCTGACATAAAAACACATTGGTTACTAATTGCGTAGCGAGGTTTAACCTTGCCGAGACCGCGATTGCCGACTTATATGGGTTGGTTATGATAAGGTTATCTCGAAAGTTCCCTTGTTATGTAAAACATACTGTCATATAAGCGGTTAGGGCGATGAACCAACCTAATTGCCCAACTCCTTTGCTTTGTATCAAATAGTGTTGCTTCTGCATTATTGTTTGTACATCTATAACTCCTTTATGCGGTTTGGGCGACACCGTAACAAAAGTCGCCCACTCCTTTATTTTTTGCATTATGAGCGTAGATAATTATGCAAATACAATAAACATTTGTAATAAAGAACTTAATAAGCGACTTAATAAAAAAGCGTTGTGGGACGACGATGAAACCGTTTCACAACTTTTTGATATTCTTTACACTGCCTATTGGCAACAAATTCATAAAGTTTTAGTGCCACAAGAGAATAAAACGGCGGAAGCGGAAATTCGCTCCCATATTAGGTGCATTATTTCTAATCACCTATTGCCTTTATATGCCAAAGTGGAAAAATTGAGCAAGATTGCGAAAAAATCGCCCGAAAATACAAAGTTATTGAATAAGTATATGGAACTTTACGATAACTTTTATGCGCTCGCGGCGTTTCGCTCGCTTAAACACTTTGCCCTTTATATGGAATTTGATACCGACCCGAAAGATAGGGTGTGGGAAAATGTAATGCCTTGCTTTGAGGGGCTTTACTTTTATATAAACAAAATGGTGCTTGACGGCTCTATAAAACATATATGTAAACAATATCCGACGGGCTTCGGCAAATCGTTTTCGGATATTGAAGCCATATCTTTTATATTTGGTATAAACCCTATAAACAATGATGTAATGAAAGTGGTGGGCAACCCCACGCTTGTGTCGGACGTTATGACGGGAATAGTCAATACAATGAGTAGTGCGAGATATGCCAAAGTGTTCCCATATTACGCGCAATTTAACGGCAAGGAAGAGATTTTTTCCATTTGTAGAATAAGTCAGGGCAATCAGGGCATTTTGGTAATAAACGGCTCTAAACGCCCTAAATCATTCCTTTGTTGCGGAAAAGAAACCGCTATTGACGGCGGTCGCTTTAAGTATAGATTTTATGATGATATTTGTAGGTCGAAAGACAAGGAAAATATCAATGAACACGACAAGGACTGGGCGAGATATAACGATTGTTGGAAAAAGCGTGAGTACGACCAGTATAACTCATTTGAGATAGCGGGTGGCACTGCCTATTCAATTTATGACTTTTTGTCAAGATACAAAGAAAAGTTTGGCGCAAAAAAAGCCGTTCCCGATACTCGCTTTAAGTACACATATATAAACGAAAGCACTCGATTTGTTTCGGTGTCCTGCCCTAAACTTGACTTTGACACCGATGAAAGCACTTATCCCGCAAAATACTCAACAGCGGAAGCAAGGGAAGAACGCAATAGAGATATGCGTACCTTTATGGCAATGGAACAACAATCGCCATTACCGCCAGAGGGAACACCCTATTATTGGGATAATTTAAGATTATATACGGATTTGCCCGCAAAAGAGTGCAACGGTGGCACAAGAAGTGATTTTTCGTGGGCGGCACTTGACTTGCCGAGAAAAGGAAACAACTATGCCGCGCTTGGCATTTTCTATCGGGATAACAAGAGCAAGGACTTTTTCTTCACCGATTGCGTTTATGAAAAGAAACCGCTTGACGGGAAAATCGCCGATAAAGAGTTGTTGGACTATATTTGCGAAAAAATGGTTTTCCACAAGACAACTAACCTTGTCGTAGAAACAAACACGAACTCAATGATTGTAAGCGAGATAAGGAAAAGGCTTGCGGCACTTGGGTGGTCGTGCAACATTATACCGCAATACTCTTATGAAAATAAAGAAGTAAGGATATTTAATACCCAAAGCGCGATTTTGGAGCGTATTCGTTTCCCCGACCGAAAAATGTTCCCCGAAAGTTCAAATATGGGACAACTTATGCGCCACGTTGTTTGCTATGCTTATGACGGCAAAAACGACGACGGAATTGATATGATTTCGATGTTTGCAAAGGCGTTTGTAAGCAATGGCGTGAAAATGGGGGCGATTGAGGTGCTTGAAACTCGCCGATAAATATTACTTTTTTTATTAAAAATATGTTGACAAATATAAAAAAGGTTTGATAATATAAAAATAAGGACATTGCGATTATGGAGAAGTATGTAATTTGCCCTTGCTGCAAACGGGCTGATAAGCCGCTTGATATTGAAGTTCCCGACGGATTTGAGGTGGACTTTGATATGCGACACTACACACATAAAACTTTTTGTGATAATTGCCGTAGAGTAATTAAGTATAGTTTTAAGCAAAAACAAAATAACTGATTTCTATTGCGCAGACAGTGGTTTGCGCTCTTTCTATTGAGGTATAACGTGATATTCGATTACGGCGGAATTAAAAAAATCAAAATCCCCTTTACCAAAGAGGAATTTTCTGCGTTTACAATAAACGAACTCATTTCGGTATATACGAAATATATGCCGTTTTGTTTGCAAGTTCATAATCTTAACGTTATCAAAGAAGATTACTTATATAACTATTTTGTTGGCAAGCAGGATATTCGCACCAAAACAAGGGCGTTTCTTGGCGATGACGCAACAAATACCGACGCAAACCAGCGCGTTGTTGAAAACCACGCAAATGCACAAGTAACCTTTAAGGTTGACTTTTTAATGGGCGATGAAATGCAATTAACGCACAAATCGGACGTTGAGAGCGACGACCTTACCTATCTTGACAATTTCCTTGAAGATAGCGGATTTTTCACTGCTTTCCGCGAAACCAAAAAAATGATGTATGCGGTGGGCATTGGCACGACTTATTGTGTTCCCCGCACCGATATTATCGAATATGACGAAAACAATAGAGCGAGATATAGTAAAGAGTACGATAAAGACACTATGTCGCCGTTCATTTGTGAAGATGTTGACCCCCGCTATAACTTTGTTGTATATTCTAACTATTATGGCGAAGAACCGCTGTTTTGCGTGAGCATTATTGTTGACGACGCAAACGATAAGTGTGTATTTCTCATTAACAATGGTAAATTTACACTCAAATGCGAGGGGTCTTATCTTGGCGCAACTTCCGTGCCTTTTAGCGGTGATTATTCCATTTCGGAAATCACTAAAAACGCATTTACTCAACTTCCTATCATTGAACACGCTCGTAATAAAGAGCGTATGGGTATTATTGAAACCAACAAGGACTTGCTTGATGTAATCAACCTTATCGTTTCAAATAGTGCCGACGCAATCATTGACACCGTAAACAATATCCTTGTCTTTGAGAATGTGGAAGTTGACGAAGAAACCGTAAAGGCAATGCGACGCGGTGGCACGATTAAAGTAAAATCTTCGGGCGACCCGAATATGCCGAGCAAGGTTTACACTCTTGAAGTGAAAATGAACCACTCGGACGTAAATGTATTTTATGAACAAAGAGTAACCAAAGCATACGATATAGCGGGCGTGCCTATTGCAAGCGGTGTTACAACAACGGGCGGTCAAACGGGCAAGGCAAGACTTCTCGGCGGCGGCTGGGAAAATGCTTATACAAAAATCAAGGGCGATATTATCGGTATGAAAAAAAGCGACTATGCTTTGCTGAAACTTATCCTTGATATTTGCCGTACTGTCCCCGACACCAAAGTTAATGAACTTTCGGCAAGCCAAATTGAAATCAAATACAACATCAACCCGAATGACGATATTTTGTCCAAAGCGCAAGCGGCGAACAACTTGTACAACATTGGTATGCCGCCCGAGATGATTTTGACCGATACAGGCTTGTCAATGGACGCGCACACTGACGGCTTTAAGTGGCAACAATATATCGACCAAAAAGAACAAAAGGAAGCGGAAAAGGCGGAACAAACCCTTGCCGCAACCCAAAAAATCGTTGGAAACGGCGATAATAACGACGGGCAAAACGATTACAACAAAAACAAAGCGGTTGCAAAGCCGAAAGGCTAACACATATATAAATTTCTCGACCTTGCAGAGATATAAATACAAGGCGGTCTATGCGGAGAGCCACTTCGCGTTTACAAATCAAGGCTGACCGACGGAGCATTATGGAACTCAAAGATTTACTCGGCGAAAATTACAAAGACGGTATGACGATTGAAGAAATCAATACCGCACTCGCAAACAAAAAGTTTGTTGACCTTTCAGGCGGCGGATATGTTTCCATTGATAAGTTCAAGGCAACGGAAAAAGTCGCTACCGACGCAAAAGCGGAACTCGAAAAAATAAGGCAAGCGTCTATGTCGGAAGAAGAAAAACGACAAGAAGAATGGAACGCTTTGCAAGCGCAGTTGGATATTCTTACCAAAGAAAACCAAAAGAACGCGTTTGAGAAGAAACTTTTGGCAAACGGCTATGACGCCGAGGAAACACAACAAATTATGGCGAACCCTGACGACCCTGCGATATATGCACAAATTATGAAAACCCGCATAGAAAAAATAGTCGCACAAAATAATGCGGAAAACTTGAAAAATAGTGTAAAATTACCGCAAGCAAGTCCCGACGGGAAACCTAAAAAACTTACCGATTACTCTATGAGAGAACTTAACGAACTTCGTGATAGTAATCCCGCACTGTATCGGCAAATCTTAAACCAAAAATAATTATTAGGAGAAAACTAAAATGGCAGTTTTTGATAGCAAAATTTTTAACGGCGAAGTATTTGAAAGATATACGCAGACCGTATCCGACCTGCGTAGGAATGAACTTCTTAAAGCAGGTGTTTTCGTAAATGTTTCGGGCGATATGAGAGCAAGGTTTTCAGAACAAGTTGGCTCGCACATCGTTACCGAACCTATTAAAGGCGCACTCGGCGGCAATCCCGTAAACTATGACGGCGCAACCGACATCGACGCAAGTTCTCGCTCGACCATTTCGCAAAAGAAAGTCATCGTCGGTCGTGCAAATGCTTGGAGTGAACTCGACTTTTCGTCCGATATTACGGGCGGCGAAAACTTCTTGCCCCTTGCAAATGAAGTTGCCCACTATTGGGATAACGTCGACCAAAACACGCTCCTTGCTGAACTCGCGGGCATTTTCGCTATGAGCGACGCGGACGGCAAGAAATTCGTTGCGGCACACTCATATGATATTTCGGGTGCAACCGAAAACAAAGTTGGCGTAACCACGCTCAACACGGCAATTCAGCGTGCGGGCGGCGACAACAAAAACGCTTTCACCGTTGCAATTATGCACAGCGCGGTCGCCACGAGCCTTGAAAACCAAAACCTTTTGGAATACCTGAAATACACCGACGCAAACGGCGTACAGCGCGACCTTTCTCTTGCAACTTGGAACGGCAGGGTTGTCCTTATTGACGACAATATGCCCGTTGCACCTATCTACACCGCTTCTACCGACACTTCCGTTCAGGCGGGCAAAGTGTACTACACTCAATCGGGTGGGGTATATTCGGTTGTTTCCGCACCCTCTGGCAACCCGTCCACTTCGAGTTATTACGAACTTACGGGCGCAACCTACACCACTTACATTCTCGGTCGCGGCGCGTTTGAGTATGCCGATGTTGGCGTTGAAGTTCCCTATGAAATGGCGAGAGACCCCAAAACCAAAGGCGGCAAAACTTTCCTTTACAGCAGACAACGCAAAATGTTTGCACCGCGTGGCATTTCGTTCACGAAAGACAGCGGCACTTCCCCGACGGACGCGGATTTGCAATCTGGCGCGAACTGGGCTGTCGCAAAATCGGCTGACGGCGCGGTTACTTACCCCCACAGAGCAATTCCTATCGCTCGTATCATTAGCCGCGGCTAATTACTAACAATGAGATTTTAGGAGATAAGATATGGCAGATATAAATTCACTGGTTGACAATATGAAAGACGAGTTCAAAAACGAACACGATTATTTGTCGGAAGATGAAGTCGATAGGCTTTACAATAAAGCACTTGGCATTTATCTTGACATATCTTTCCCCTATGCTCACGAAATCGTGGCAATCCCTGAAAATCGTCCCCGCGCGGTCGGCTGGGTGAGAGATTGTATGCAAGAAATCCTTGAAAGGAATGGCGTAAATGCTCGCTCTTACAGTGAAAACGGGCTTTCCATTGTTTATGACGCAACTATGATAAGCAATGGGTTAAGGGCAAGGCTTGTTCCGTTGGCAGGTGAAGTCAAATGAGATTAGGTAGTTATGTTTGGTGGTGTCGATATAATGGCGTGAACGAATACGGCTCGCCGTCATATCTTTCACCTATTAAAATAAAAACTTCTTTTAATTACTTTACTTGTCAGCCTATTACCGAGTATAATGATATTAAAGTATTTGGTGAAGATAGTTCTTCCACTTGGAAAGTGATGATACCCGTGGGGATTTATGAAAGTAAATTTCCGATTGGCGAAAAAGACCTTTTCTATGTGGACGGGGCAATGCCGAATACTAAATCAAAAGACTATGTAAGTGGCGACGGAGCAAACGCCTTTGTTAGCCGCCCACCTACCGTCGTCAATAAATTTACAAGAGTTTATTTGTCGGCAAGAACGGAAGAAAAATGATAGACAAACGCGGGCTTCAAAGATTTACAAAAGCGGTAAACTATTTGGCAGACGACAATAAAGAATATCGCCGAGTGATTGGCGGGGCATTAGCGGACGCGGGACGAAACGTCGCCGATGACGAGTTCCACAAATATCATTTTGAAAACGGTCAAAAGGTATGGGACACCCCGTATGCGAAAGACTTTACAATTATAGTTGGTTCGCACGAAATATATACGGGGCGCAACGAAATTACCGCGACAGGCAAGGGCGTTTATTATGCCGAATTTGGCACGGGCATACTTGGCGAGTTAGGCGATTACAAAGGGAAACTTCCCACCGAAAACCGCACTTTTATCAGCCACGGACAAATCCTTTCAACCGACGGCTGGGTATATAACTATTATCAAAAGTTATATGATAAAGAAGCCGAGCCGTGGAATGGTTTTGCTCCGATTGCAGGGCTTTATAAGGCTGGCGACTATTTACGGAAAAATTGTGTTAAAATAGCAAAAGACGCTCTTCGTGGTGTTGGCAAAAGACGCTTTATGCGTTAAGGAGAACTTATGGACGAATTTCTTAAAGACTTAATTGAGTATATAAATAAAGGACTTCAAGCGGACGGCGGTTTCCCCGCCAAAATTAAAGTCGTTAGAGCATACTCAAAAGAAACAAAGATTGAAAGCCCGCAAGTATCTCTTTATGTTATAAGCGATGACGATACAACACGCGCCTCGACCTTTAATGCGGAACACGCAACCGATTATCCCGTACAATTCTATTGCTATTGGAAAGACGGGATTAAGTATAAGGGAGTGCCTTACGGCGCACAACAAGGTGCGGAATTGCTTGGAAAAAAGGTTTCTAAACTCTTTGAAGATAAGGAAGCCACGATTGCATATAACAAAAATATAAGACTTGTAAACAAGGTTGGCGGTGCGCCTTTTGGTATGCCCGTGTCAAATGGCTCGGCGAACTACCAAACCGTGCCACGCTTTGTTTTTACTGTTATTAAGCCATACTCGGCTATCAATGAGTAAATAACTTTAAGGAGAATAAAAAACTATGGGAATTGCTTTGACCTCTATCGGTATTAAGATTTCCTATGCGACGGAAGCCACCAAAGGCACTCGTCCTACTACGGGATATACGCTTTTGCCCGACTTAAAATCTATCCCCGACTTTAACCCCCAACCTAACACGGCTGACGCAACGACTTTTGACAATCTCGAATATACGAGTTATGTTAAGTTGCTTAAAGATATTGGCGGGGCTTTGGAGTTCAACGCGAACCTTACGCAAGATTTGTACGACAAGTGGTCTGTTATGATTACGGCTCGTAACAATCTCACGGACGGCAAACAAATGTGGTATTGCGTGGATATTCCGAATTTCGATAAGTCGATTTTCTTTACGGGCGACCCGTCGGAAATGGGTATTCCGTCGGCGGAAGCCAACTCGCTTTTGGAAACTTCGGTTTATATCGTTCCCACGAGCGAACCCGTTTTTGCAGACGACCCCACTTACACCGAATAATCACTTGAAATGGAGAAATGTAAATGAGTAAAACTTCCATTAAAATCACTATCAACAACAAAGAGTATTCCTATGACTTTGCAAAGTTCGGTTTTTATGCCCTTTGCACAGCGGAAAAGGAATACGGGCTTAACCCCCTTGAACTTGAAAACAATCCTATGTCAACAATCCTTTCCTTGTTTGCCTTTGTAGCGGGTATGGACGTTGACAAAGCGGGTGCGGAAATCGACGCTCACCTTGCAAATGGTGGGTCGTTTGAAGATTTATTCCCCTTGCTTACGGGCTTTCAAGAGTGCAGTTTTTTTCAGTCAATGGGCAAGAGCAAGAAATAATCGGGGATAACCCCACACAAACAAAAAACAAATCCGTGCGAGAGTATGGTAGTTTTTCATCTTGGATAGAGAATGAATTTTTACTGCCATACCTCAAAATCGGAGGCACTCGGCGAGAATTTTGGGAACTCACCCCACACGATATACAACTTGATTTTAAGGCATATCAAGAGCGTATGGAAGATGAGAGTAATAGAATGGTGCAAAGTGCGTGGGCAATCGGTCTTTATGTTAGAGCCGCACTTGCTTCCACTCCTGTAATTATGGGATATTCAAAGCACTCACCCCCGAAATACCCCGACTTGCCCCAAATTAAGAAAAACGACGAAAATTATACCGAAAAAGCAAAAGACGAAGCGTGGGTTGAAAAAGAACGCCAAAGAGCGTGGGACTTTTTTGCGAATTTAGGTAAAAAATAAATGAGGTGCTAAATGGCGGATAACAACGAAATTGATAGCCTGAAATTAGGGATAGAAGTTGGCGACCTATCAAGTTCCGATATTAAAAACATAAAGGACTTATCAAGTAGTTTAGCCGCCCTTGATAAAGTGTTATCTTCCGAGTTTATGAAAAACTTGGAAACTTTGTCGCACTTAAAAATCAATGTAAATGTTTCTGAACTTAAACAAGCGGCGAAACAAGTACAAAAAGCGGTTGCCCCTACGTCTGCAAGCGGAACTATTTTTGGCGACGGCGTTGATGTTGCAGATATTACAGAAGAAAAGAGGAAACTGCAAAAGTTGATAAAGCAACGCCAACAGGCAATTGACGAAAACCTTGAATATTCTCAAAAAGTTCTTGATGATAAACCCGATAACCCTTTTTTGTTAAGAGCGAAAGAGTTGCAACAGCAGCAGGACATCGACCTCGCAACCTTGCAATCTTATAGAAAACAGATAAATGAAGCGCGGAAAACGCAAAAGGCACTTGAAAATGCTAATTTCAGTGAAGTCAAAAAAAATGCTGAAAAAAATGTTGTTCAGCCCGAAATCAAAGCCAACGAGCAACAAGAAAAGCATATAAGCCTTTGGGAAAAGTTTAAGCAAAAAGTTAAGAGCGTTGGCGACGTTATAAAGAAACTCGGCGACCGTGAAGATAAAGAAGAAAAGAAGAGCAAGGCTTCGGGTTTTGTTGGGAAACTCGGCAAGGCAATCGTCCGTGTCGCTGTTTATCGTGCAATTCGTGCGGCAATTAAGGGCATAGTTCAAACAATAAGGAGTGGCTTGCAATCATTTGCGGAGTTTAGCCCGAAATTTGAGCAGACAATGACGGCGTTGACTTCGGCGGGGCGGAACTTTAAGATGAGTTTCACAGCCGCCTTTGCGCCGATTTTGGAAAGCATTGCCCCCGCACTTATCCAGATTGTAAATTCATTTACACAATTAAATAATAAACTTGCGGAAACACTCGCCTACTTAAAAGGCGCGGGCGAGTACACCAAAGTAAACACCGAATATCAAGAGCAATACAACAAGGCGATAAACCTTTTGCCCTTTGATAAATTCAATGTTTTACAGCAAAGCAGTTACGGCGGGTTTGAAAAGACTGCGGTAGATACCGAGAAAATGGCGAAAAACGCGCCTAAATTGGAAAAAATAAAGGCGGTCATAACTTCGTTCAAAGAAGCACTTAAAGCCGTTGTAGCCGCGCTTGGAAAGGCTTGGGAATATATTAAGTCTATCTTTGGGGAGTACGGCGATGTAATTCTCACCGTTATGAAAGCAAGTATCAATTTCGGCAAACAATTATGGGAAACGCTTGGCGCATTGATAAACGCAATAAAGGTTATCCTTAACCTTGACTTTTCAAAGAGTATTATATATTCGTCGCTTGCCGTTTTTGCGGGCATACTTACGACGATTGTAGGCATTGCTAAAACCTTTTTGGATATACTCAAATCTATCCTTACGCTTGATTTTTCGGGCTTTGGTGAAAGAGTAAAGGGTTACTTTAATTATGGGTTTACCAAAAACTTATGGAATAGAGGCGGTCGCGGTAAAGGCATTAAGAACTTCTTTAAGGGCTTATTCAATATCGGCACTTATGCGACGGGTGGACTTCCCGATACAGGCTCATTATTCCTTGCGGGCGAGCGTGGTGCGGAACTTGTAACAAATGTCGGAAGCAGTCAATCGGCGGTTATGAATATGCAACAACTGCAACAAGCGATTTATGGCGGTATGGTGTCGGCACTTTCGACAATGCAACAAGTTGGCGGACACGAAACAGCACAACCTATCACAGTGAAAATCGGCGAAGATACGCTTTTTGAAATCACAAGGAAATCGGCAACCCGTAGAGGACTTGACTTTGCAAAAGTATGAGGTAGATTATGGCATTAACGGCTGAACAACTTGCGAGATTGCCGCAAGCGTTGCAAGACAACTATAATAGAACAAGGCTTGATTTAGTGGAAATAGACGGGGAGAAGTTCTCGTCCTATTCCACTTTTACTTATTATGAGGCAAAAACTTATGTGAAAAGCCCCACAAGGTCGCAAACGGGCGCAATGGGCAACCTTAATTCCTATGCAACCTTTGTTACTCCCCGCCTTAAAATATCTTTTAACTATATGGATATTGATGTTTATAGGCGACTTATCCAACTTATCAATAGCAAAAATGAGTTTACGGTTACTTGTTATGATGTTGAGAGCGATACAAGGGTAACAAACAAGATGTATTTTTCGCCTAACGATTATCCCGAAATCTATCAGCAAAAACTCAAAGTGCTTGGGTTGCTCAATTATGAGATTGAACTTGTCGGCACAAACAACGACCTTGACTATGTTTCGTTGACTTATAATGCAAACACCACTGATACGGTGGCACAAATGCCCACAAGCCGCGAAATTCCGAAAAACACGAATGTTGTTATAGGCAATGGCTTAACGCCCACAAGGAGCGGATATGAGTTCGTTAAGTGGGGTACTTCGGCGGACGGCTCGACGTTTAACTATCTTAACGGCGAAGAATATCTTATTTATAAGAATACTACTCTTTATGCTATTTGGAGAGCAAGTGTATGATTGAGTATTCGGCAATAATAAAGTCCATAAGCGCGGCAACAAACGAGATTTCGGCAGCGACCTATGAACGCGACGGCACTTATCTTGTGCCAAACACGGCGGATATTTTTAGCGTGTGTAATACACAGGCAAATGTCGGCGCAACCCCGTTTTTGTTAAGTCATAGCAAGTTGGGAGGGGGGCATACTTTTGCGCCTAATAAGGTCGGTTATTCGATAGTAAGCATATATAGAATTTCGGGGACGGGTTTTTATGATGTGTATATCATTTGTGCCGCTCCCGCGCAAGGGCTTACCATTGCGTTTGACACCTATAATAACCGCTACCCCGCAAAGACAAAGTTCGGAAACACCACCGCAAGTATATATATTAACGGAAAGTATTTTAATATAGATAGTGCAATTACATATTTCCCCGTTGAAACAAAGACGGGAAGCGTTGGGGAATATAAGGACGTGCCGTTGTATAATATAAGCGTAAGTGCGGGTATGGACGACGCAGGCTCAAAAAACGGCAAATATCCCACTATTATCAGCGGCATTAACATAGGTGTAAGATATGCGGTTGATAAAATAAATATGGTTGATATGGATATATCTCAAAGCGATAGACCGACAAACAACAAGCCTATTTTCGGCGTTATGTCGGGAACTGCGTCGCTTAAAGTGAAAGACGACGGCGGCGAGTTGCTTGGATATGTGCAAAACAAGACAATAGGGCGCAATAGCCCCGTTGAGTTTATAATTAAGAACTCCACGGCAAACAAACAACAAAGTGTCGCTAAAATGCTTATTTCGGACTTAAAATACGATGTAAATAACTTTAACATCGACCTTGAATTGTCCGACGGGCTTTTGGAATTACAAGAAACCGAAAGCAACGAGATTAAAATGAGTACAACGCCGATGACCGCAAAGGCTATTTTTGAAAGGTTAAAGGCTTATGTAACGAAATATGAGTTTGCTATTACGGCAAATGCGGAAACGATAATGTCGTCAACCACAATAAAATATCCGTTTTTGGAACAATCAAAAGTGTGGGCGGCATTTGATAAACTTTGCAATCTATGTGGATTGTATATGTATATGGGTGCGGACGGCAAAATCGTCATCGACACGCAACTTCTTTCGTGATTATGGCAATAGTAATTAAAGCAAAAAACATATACGGCGATATTGATAATAACAAAATTGTCAATAACGAGATAAAGACCGTAAACTTTTCGGAGAACAATATTACGGTCGTTTCCAACAAGTCGGTTGGCAATACGGGTTTTAGCGGATATACGAGTGAAGAATGTACTTATTCGCGTGCGCCATTGACGGCGGAACAACTTACGGCGCGAAACACGGGGCTTACGCTTAAAGAGCGCGTTGACGGTCAAATATATACTTATAGACAAAATTATTATATTGCATATTTTCAGGCGAATGTGCCTATTTCGTCGCCCATTGATTTATCGCAAGCATTATCGTTTGATTACACTTACACAACGGGCAGAGGTCGTAAAGGCGGTGGTGGAGATACCAAAACGGGAACGATTACGGGAAATGTCGCTCAATATTACGACAACTATGCTGCGTTCAGGAAAGTTGGTGTTGGGTTAAAAAACGGCGAGCAAGGCTATGCTCCAAACTTTGCATTAGGGGTACTATTAGACGGCACAACTTCTAACAACTTGTCTTTGGCGTTTGGGATTGTTTATGACTATCAACATACATATCCTGTATCATATACGGGATTTACATACGTTGAGGATAGATATTTGGTACAATCCGTTTCGGCAAGCATTGCGGGACAACAATTTCAAGTATCAAGCGCACCCGTTTCAATCGGCACGGGAACTTTCGCACAAAGTTTATCATATAATGAACTTTATCAAACGGAAACTAAAATAACAATCGGGGAAACTACTGAAAAAATCGGCACTTTTCTCGCAAATAAAATTATAAATAAGTGGACAAATGGTAAAGAAACTGCTAAACTATTAGTAGAATATGGCGAATATTATGACACTGACGGCAATTTGGTTAAGAGCGTTGAAAGCAACGACAAGTCAATGATATTCAAAATCGGTGAAGTTGTGCGCCCTTATGTCAACTCGGTTAGTGGCGACACGCCTATGTCGAAAAACATTGACGGGACACCAAAAGACTTTTTGATTATTGGGGTAGAGCCTTTCTATGACGGTGCTTGTTGGCAAAGGCTCACTCTTTTAGAATATTGAGGTATTTATGGCAAATTTTACACCTAAAAAAATAGACACCAGCACAATCAATTCGGGGCAGGAATATGCGGTTGGCGATATGGTTGCACCGAGCGCAATTAACTCACCGATTGAAAGTGGCTTGTACACCGAGATTATTGCGGACGGACTTACGCAAGCCCCCGATATAAGTCAAATAGCAGGGGTTGGCACGCCCACAATCGAGTTCGTGGACGGCGCGACCGTCAATGGCGTGAAAACAAAGAAGTTCGCCTTTAAGAATATGCTTGGTGGGGGCAGTGGAATACAACCTTTGCGAATGAGAGATAGCGAAAGCGGCTTATTTTCTGCCTATAATGGCACAAACGCCTATGACTTGATTTTCGACAAAACCGACTTTGTTGTTGATAGGTCAACGCTTTATAAAGTAAAGGTAAACACCACTAAATTTGTTGACACAAAGTGGACGTGGGCAAACCCAGCAGGCACGCCGCCAGATATGTTAAAAATAAAGAAAGGCAATGTATATGCAATAACGGGGGTTAGGACTATATCAAGCCCATATTCCACAATATATACGCCTATTTTTATGGTCGAGTGGTCAAATAGTAATGTTAAGACAATAGAACTAACATCATCGTCAAGTGTGTCGGGCGACACTTTTTTGACAAGAACTTATTACTTATCAATAAGTGAGTATTCAAGCGATACGGGGTTAGTATATTTGAAATGCCGCAATAGTAGCATTACAAAGGGAACTGACGGGACTATATCATTTAGTGAAACAACTGAAAATATCCCGTATTACTATCGAAAGGTTTTTGATGATAAAAACCCCCTATAACATAGGAGAGCATAAATGAACGATATACAAATTGAAACCAAAAACTCACCGTGGTATGAAGATGAAAAGTGGCATTGGTATGCCAAAAACACTGTATCATTAAGATATAAGTTTGATAATTTAGAAGTTGCCACAGGCGACCGCATTGAAGTGCATTTCTATGACCGCAAGGGCGCGGAAGTGCTTTCTTACACTTATAACAACTTGGAGCAACAAACAGACCCCGTTTCTGGCACAAAGTTCGTCCAAATCATTATTGATATTGACGAAGTGGATAGTGAGAAACTTACAAGGGGCGATTATGTGTTCTGTATCACCTATTATGGCAAAGACGAGAACGGCGAAGAGAACATTAAAACCATTTGTGCAAATCAAAATGTTGAGGTATTAAGTTGCCACTAATCAATGACGCTAACGATTTCGGCGTAGATGTCTATGTTGATGTCGTTGGGAAAGACAATATAAATGTTGAGATAGGCGCGGACGGCTCAAAAAAGGACATAAATGTCAAAATTGAAGAGCCGCAGGGTGCAAGTGTTACCGCAGATGTTTTAGGGCGTAAAAACGCAAATGTGAGCCTTGCCGCAGACGATACCACCTTATCCGCTTATACGAATTTGAGTGGGGCAGAGCCGCAATATTTCCGCGACCACGTTCTCAATATGAATAACCCGCACCAAACGACGGCGGAGCAAGTGAAAGCCGTGCCGTTGGAGTTGGGCGGTTTTGCACGCATTGACCCAACCGCAAACACCAAAGGTTTTCGGCAGCAAGCGTTTGTCTATGTCAACAAGGGAAATCAAGGTTTCCGAATGTCCTTGCAAGAGATTAAGGACTTAAACACTAAAATAGTTGACGCAAAGAGCCACAAGAGCGTAAACTCGGCGGATTTGAGTGTCGGCGATTATATTTATAGCGAAGATTAAGGAGATATTTTATGGCTGAAAAAAGGAAAATCCATAGAGTAGTGGACGCACAAGGAACACTTGTGCAAGTTTTGCCCGAAACGAGTGCGGAACAAGTTACGCTTGCCGATACCGCTAATAAGTTTACTTCGACAAATGTTGAGGGCGCACTTGCCGAAGTTATGCAGGTTGCACAGACAGGCGGTGTTACGGGCGTTAAGGGCGACGCTGAAAGTGCCTATCGCAAAGGCAATGTAAATATTACAAAGGCTAATATAGGACTTGGTAATGTAGATAATACGGCGGACGCAAACAAAGTTGTCAAGGAAGCGAAAAAGACGACGGGTGCGATTAGTGTTGTAGGCAATGATAGCACAAACGCTGAAAAGTCCATAACTTTTGACGGCTCGGCGGACAAGGAAGTTACCTTTAATAACGGCGATTTTGTTACAACTCTCACGGGTAGCAATTTGCAAGTTGCGATTGCGAACAAGGGCTATGCGACAAAAACCTATGTGGACACGCAAGACGATAAGAAACTTGACAAGGCGGGCGGCACGATTACGGGCAATTTGTCGGTCAATGGTGGCGTAACGGTTAGCGGAAATCTCACGGTCAGCGGCACTACGACCACGATTGATAGCACCACGCTTCAAGTTACGGATAAGTTGATTGAAGTTGCCCACGGAAACACCACAAAACTTACAAGCCCTGCTGGTTTGGTTGTGCCTAAATACGACGGCACTAATTCAGGTGCGCTTGTCTTTGACGGCGACGGAATGGCGCAAGTCGGCAAGGTTGTGCTTGACACGAAAGGAAACATTGATACCACAAAGAGCGGACTTCAAACGCTTGCAACCCGCACTAATCTTGTCGGGGGCAATTTGGTGCAATATGACAGCACTGATAAGACACTTGTAGATAGTGGCAAGAAAGTCGGTGATTTTGCGCTTAAAACCGATATTCCGACCATTCCTACCAACTATGTAACAACGGACACTAAACAAGATATTACGGGCGAGAAAGCCTTTAAGAACACAAACGGGTTAAGCACTAACCGTGTTAATAATTTAAGCGGAAATGCGGTGTATGACTTTGACGGCACTAATGTGCGCCTTGGCTCGGTGTCAACGCCCACTCACATTAGGGGCAGTGAAACGCGCCCGAAATACGAAATGCCGAGCGGCACTGCTGGCGAAACCGTTAAAAAGGATATTGCCCTTGTAGAAGATATTGTCAATACAACGGTAAAAAATGCGGTAAATGCGGTTACTGCACAAACGGCAGGTAAAGTTGGACATCATTTGAGCGTTTCTGGAATGGATTTAGACAGTGGCTTTTCGGAAAAGTTCGTTAAGTTTGACGGCGAGGCTGACCGCGATTTGTCATTTAATTATGACTTTGTCTTGACCAAAATCACATCCAACGGTTCTGTAAGTTTACGCCCTACTGGTGTGGCGGCTGGCTCATATTCCGCAGTAACTGTTGACACAGCGGGTCGAGTAAAGGCAGGTGGCAAGTCGGTTGAGTGGGGTACTACGGGGCAGACCGCACCGAGTGATGACCTTATGGTGGGCGGACTTTTCTTTCAATTACAATAAACAATTAGGGGGTATGCAGTATGGCAACCTATAAACCTATAAGGAAAACGGCGAGCGGCACGGAAGAAATCAAAATTCCGTATGCCGTTCTTGCCGACCCGCCGACAATCCCTGCGGCTGTAACCGAAAGCACTGTTTCGGGGTGGGGGTTTACTAAAAATGCAGGTACTATTACGGGTATCAAAATGAATGGTAGCAGTAAAGGCACGAGTGGGGTTGTTGACCTTGGAACTGTTATAACTGCTGACGGCGGAACTATAAACAAGAGTAAGACTGTTAAAATGGACGCTTCTGCTAATTCTAATGGGGCGAACTTAAAATGGGGAACAGTTAATAGCAAAAATCCCTACATCGGTTATGCTTCCGACCAAGTAGATGGAACATTTGTTGTAGGAAGTTTGCTTGGTACTAACTATGCTTCTGGTCTTGCAATTGGTGGAGGTTCTGGTAATTTATTGTGGAAAGGAACAAAGGTAGCGACAACAAGCGATATACCCGCTGCTGTAACTGAAAGTACCGTTTCGGGCTGGGGATTTACAAAAAACACTGGTACTGTAACCTCGGTTGCTGTTAAAATGAATGGTGCAACAAAAGGGACGGTAACAAGTTCGGGAACGATTGATTTAGGTACGGTATTAAGCGAGGAAGATGTTAAGGATATAAAGGTCAATAATGCGACAAATGCAGATACGGCGGGGAAAGTTGCAAACCCGTTTACAATATTAAGTTCACCGTCGGGGAGTTCAATTTATGAAACATTTTTGGCTTATGACGGTTCAGCCCATAAATCATTTATGTTTGGAACTGATTTTTGGGTTGACCAAACAGGGACACCCACGGTTTTTTTGAACAATTCAGGCGTAACGGCAGGCACATACAATAGTGTAACGGTTGATAAAAAAGGTAGGGTTACGGCAGGGACTAACACTCCTGTGGTTGACACAAGCAACCTTGCAAAGTTAGACGCAGAAAACACTTTTACGAAAGGGCAAGTCATAACAGGTAGCACATCGGGAGGATATTCGATAAATGCGAGTGGCTATGTTAAAGGCTCTTGGTTGCAATCAGGGGTTAAGTCAAATTACGGTTCAGGCACTGGAATGGTGTGCGTATTCGACGGTAGTGGCTGGATATATTATAGGACACCGAGCGAGATTTTAAGTGAAGCAAGTGGTGTCCCCAAATCCGCTTTCTCCCTTTCGGGAACAACATTAACGATAACTATATAAGATTATGTCATTTAGATTTAACGGCGTAGCACCAAAAGAAATAAAATATAATGGCACTAATTTAACGGTGTTAAAATATGGTGTAAGAGAAGGGGATTTAAGTGGTGAAGCAACAAGGGCTTCTGTAAATTCATATAGTAAAGCGACACTTGATAGTTATGTAGGACTTGTAAATGATACTTGGGGTGGTATAACAAATACAAGTTCTTTAATAGAAGATAAATATTATTATATTCGTGTGTTAGTAACTGATACGAATAGATATGGTAAATTCTGTATTAGATTTAAGACTGCTGATTCACCTTATTCTCAAACTATTACAACTGATAATATGGGTTGGGGGTATGACGGTGAAGTTTTAGCAGCAGTACCCGTATGGGGAAAACCATATACTACATATATAACAAAAAGTGAAAATATAACAGGATATATTATACAAAGAACTGACTCTCCTAATCAACACGCTCGTAGTGATAATGAACTTATTAACAATACTGACACTGTTTATCACGGCGATGTATTAAGTATAGCAGGAATACCTAAATCTCATTATAAAGTACACATATCTACGTCTAATGTTTGGGCAGGCGACCTTACTGGTGAAGAAGGCAAAGGTTTTTCCGCAAATGTAGCCGTAGATAACATAACGGTTTATGATATGAACCGAGGACGTTTTGATATAGACATAGGAACTTATTATGTTGCTTATATGCACGAATTGTGGACAGGTTCTTATTCTTTTCAAGCGAAAAACCAAAAAGTTACTGTCAACTGGCCTGTTACTTTACCTTCTGGGGTAACGAGTGTTTCAATAAATGTTAATTTCTCATTTAGAGGAAAAAACGTATCAGGTACATATACTGTAAACAATAGTGGAACAAACGCGTCTGTGTATATAAAATATAATGGTGTCAGCCACACCACGGCGACTATTTCGTGGAAAAATAATTCACAGTTTTATTTTGAAAGTACAGCAGTTGGTAATCCTGCACACGCGACAATTTCTTCTATAAGTTGCGTATATTAAAGGAGGCATATTTATGATTGATATAGATATATTACAGCGACAAAACCATTTAACCATAATTGACGGACAAGTATGTATAATACCTCTATCAAAAAGAGATTTTACAACATATCCTATCAACGAAACGGATTTATATATAAAAGTTTCGCCAGAGGATTATCTTTACTTAAAAGCAGGTTATTTGTGTTTCACTGACGATTTTACTGCATTAGAAATAGCACCTGTTAGACCAGAAATAGAAGAAGAACAGAATGTCGAAGAAATACCTGACGAAACCACGTTTGACGGCGATACCGAAAAATAAATTAAAAAAATCATTACTTTTTGGCATAAAGGTGTTGACATAACCACTTTTGTGTGCTATTCTTTATTTAATGAGTGCGCAGACACCTATGTGTTTGTGCGCTTTTTAATTGAGGGTAAAAATGGATTGGCAAGATAGGGCTGACGAATTTGAAAGCGAAATGAAAGACCAAATGGCTGACGAAAACACTGCTGAAATCGACGAAAACCTTTCGGACGATGAAGTTGTTGAAGAAACGGAGAAAGTGCCGCAAAACGCAAATCTCGCCGTTCCTGATGTGCCGAAAGAAGTTTCCACGTTCACCAACATTGCAACTGCTCGTATGCAAGAAGATTTTGTTTCGGGCAAGCGCGATGTAAATGAAACGGGTAAGGAAATCGTCCACGCACTTACTCTTGAAAAGTCCGTTGAAGAAACGCGTGAAAACCGCGACTTTTTGGCGGATATTAAAAAGACAAAGCAAGACGAATTAAAACTTAACTTTGAAAACAAGGTACTTGAAGAAGAACGCAAGAAGTTAGAGGCAAAACAAAACAAAGCGGAAGCCTTTTATAAGAGTTTCCGTCCTATTTTGGAATTTGACTTTTCTAACTTGCGTAAAGTACAAAAGAAGAGAGTTATTAAAGACGGCGAAAAGGCTGACGATATGCGCCGTTTCCGTCGCAAGGACGGCACGGAATATATTTATGAGAGAGAACAGCCTAAAACCTATGCGGATAGGTCGTACGGCATACCGCTTATGGTGCTTATGTTGTGTATCTTAACATTGCCCTATTGCCTTGTTACAATAATTCTTTCGATATTTAACGCTGTAAACGAAGTCTTTATGCAAATAGCAAACTTCGGCAAACCCGCACTTGTGATTTGTTCATCGCTTGCAATTATGTCGATTATAGGCGTGATTGTCTATGTGATTTTGTTGCTTGTGCAAAACTCTTTCGGCGTAACAATATTCCCCGACAAAGCGGCTCTTGAACTTTTGAGCCTTTTATAATATTAAAAACGGAGTGTAAACTATGTTAAAAGTAAACTCGGAAAAATTACTTGGTGAAATTGCAAGACTGCAAGGCGAAATTGCGGATAACGACTTACACGCTTTCAACGAAGCAAAGGCTATTGGCGAACAGCGCGGTTGGAGCGATGTGCTTATCAGCGCATTTGCGGATATTCTCTTAAAGGAAGAAGCGGCATTTGATATTTCGGCAAAAAAGAAAACGCTTGATTATCTTATGCTTTTCGTGGAAGAAGTTGCGGACGAACCCGTGGAAGAAGAAGTTGTACCCGCTCCCGCCCCCGTAGAAGAAGTTGCCCCCGAAGTCGTTGAGCAGCCCGTTGTTACGGAAGCACCCGTGCAAGAACCCGTAGAAGCCCCCTATATTCCCGTATTTTAATTATGTCAGACGATGAGGTGCTGAAACAAAAGATTGTCCGAAAGGCTCTTGATAATCGAACATTGCTTATTTTGTCGGTTATTGACTTGCTTTTCGGCATTGTTTCAATGTGCCTAACCTCAATAGATTGGCAAATTTGCTCGCTTATTGCAAGTTTGTTGTCTTTTGTGATGATACTTAAAATACTTGTAACGTATCGGAGCGACTTGAAATCAAATGTATCGACACTTATCATAAGTATAGCCGATATATTTACAGGTGCGTTATCGGTGGCACTTGCCGTTTACGCACTTAAAGCGATTGTCGTTTTGGTTTCATCACTTAAAGTAACAAAGGTAGCGGTGCAAACAAGCAAGGCGGTTAAACTTATGGAAGCCACTAAACCTATTGCGGTCAAAACTCTTCCAAAAGTTGGGGCTATTTTTATAGCATTTTGTGCGACAAATATAAACAAAAAAAGAGGTAAAACTATGGCAAAGGAAAAAGTTGTCAAGGAAAAGAAAGCAAAAAAGCAAAGTGCTTTTGCAATTTACCTTAAAAACAATCCTAAAACGATATGTGGTATTGTTGCTTCGTTTATCGCAAGTGCAATGTCAGGCGCAGGTGCTTCGTGTGGGATTGTGTATGGGAATGCGCAAATCCCTTTGTGGGCAAGTATCATAATCGGTGTACTCGTGTTTGGCTTACTTATGGCAATTCTTTGTTTGGGTTGTGTGAGTGCGGGTTGGGAAAGCCCCATTATGGTGGCTCTTCGTAAAACCGCAAAGGCTCTCGGTTTCGGCAAGTCCGTTGACCTTGTAGAGCAGGCGTATGCGGAAGCGGAAGCACAAAAAGCAAACGAAGAAGCACAAGCAATCGCAAAAGCGAAAGCCGACCACGATATGTATGAAGCGGAATATCGCAGAGAAGTGGCGGACGGAAACTGCCTTGTATCGCTTGATGAATTTATCGAGCAAAAGAAAGCAGAAGCCGAACAAAGACAGCAAGAACAGGCAAAACTCGAACTTCTTAACGAGTTCCGTGCGGCTGTTGCAAACGGTGCATTTGTCGGCAGTTTTGACGATTTTTGCGCTAAAAAATAACAAAACACAAAGGGTATGAAAATGAAACTCTATAAGATTATGAGTGGATTATTCATACTCTTAATTTTATGCTTATTGATTGCATATTACGAATTATAGAATGGGATAAGCACTTTGCCTATCCCTTTTCTCTTTATTCTTGTGCTAACTCGTCCAACTTGTAGAACAATTCGTCAATATACATTCTGTCGATAAGTTCATTGATTGTCATAGTTTTTTCTTCCATTTTTTACCCCTAAAAATTCCATTCGGGTTTATCCTTAAACTCTATATTATATCTGTCTTTAAGATATTTTACTGTCGGCATAAAAAATACTCTCGGAACATTTATGTTTGGAATATTTGCTTTTGCCCATTCAAGAATGTCGTCAGGTAACGGCATAGACAACATACAATATGTTATAATTTTATTTAACATATCAGCAGTTGGCTTATCGTTGGCAAACTCTTTATTACAGTTCACATCAATTTTGCTCGGAAGCCAAGATTGTGCGAACGATAACTTATCTTGTAATTTCTTGATTTTCTTCGCCGACAAGCGAGCAATCATAGAAAGTCCTAAATCTTCAAAGTCGTTTTCAACAAACCACCTTTCTATAATTTCTGCTTCCTTAACGGGGTCAGTTGTGTTTCCGTATTGTACCAATAATTCTTTAAGTGTCATTTTTTACTCATTATGTCAGCCGAGAAAGGGCGGTTTCCCGACAAGGGTGTTATTTTATTATGTTGTTGTATATTTACGCCGTCGCCGCCCCGACGGTGCATTGTTTATATGTCGTCTTTATAAACCGTGTATTTCACGCTTTTCTTGTTTTGCGTGTCAAATACGATTATTCTTTCACTCATTGATTTTGTAAAACTCCACACGCAATTTTTGTTTTCCGACGAAACACATTGTCTAACACATTCAAGTGCCGTTGCTTCGTCAGTGTCGATTATATGTATTATGATTTTCTTTTCGTTCATCTCCAATTCTCCTTTATAACATTTGTCCGAAAATTGCCATTAGCACATCGACAACGATACTATCGCCATACAAGTGATACTACGATGAGTTGCTTTGGTTGACCGCCATTGTGTCTATATCTTTATCTCGCACCCCCATAAGCCGTCCACATTCTTTTGGCGTAATTTTCCTTATGCGCAGGTTTTCTATAATTCGGTTGTTATGTTTAGGGCTGCTTCCGTCGGTTGTTAGTGTTCCTACTGTGCCGTCTTGTCGAATATATCCGTTTTGCTCGTCAAACGCAAGCGGCTCTATCTCTATTAGTCCTTGTCCGTTACGTTTTAAGTCTGCACCTACATTCCTTGTGATTGTGCCAAAACACGTCTGGTCGGCTCTAATAGATTGATTAAAGCCGTCAACAACCAGTATTGCTGTTTTGAACCCCTCTGGTCGCGTTGTAATTGTCGGAGATGTTCCACTTTGATTTACTTTCTTGTTATATGCGTCTATTGTGTCGCCTGTGCTGCACTCATTTTCTTGTGCGGTTTCAAACGCTTGCTTGAAAAATCTATTATCATTCATTTTTTCACCTATTAAAATATGCCAACAGCCTATATGTGCGTCTATTGTAGGACACGCTTCTGGCAAGGTTTCCACCCCTCCATTAAAATATCCGTGTGCAAGTCGCACAATAAATTTATTATCCATTTGTTTCTCCATATAATATCATTCCGCTATGTTCTTCGCCCCCGCCTCGTGCTGTTAAGCAAGGCGAGCAACTATTGTCGTTAAGAATATGGTCGAGCGGCTGTTGTTGAGATTTCCACTTGCTTATTCTTTCGATTGTATCATCATTCAAGTAATATTTTTCGTCAACATTTGTTTCTAATATATCTTTAATTCGTTTTTCGAGTTTAACTTTTTTCGGAAAGTCGTAATAGTAATTCCCGAGCCACGACACCATAAAACACCTTGCGCGGTTTTGCGGGACACCGTAGTCTTTTGCGTTCAAGATTTCCCACTTGCTTTTATAACCTAAACTATCCAACTTTGCAACCCATTGCGAAAAGTGTTCACTATTGTTAGTGCCGATAACTTCTGGCACGTTTTCCATAAGCAAGATTTGCGGGAGATTTCCGTTGCACTCGTCAAGTATTCGCTCAACTTCCCAAAGCAACCCCGACCGTGTTCCGCTCCCTTTCTCCATTCCTAACCCTTTGCCCGCAGAGGAAAGGTCTTGACACGGGAAACTATAAGTCATAATGTAAGTATATTTATCGGTGTCTGATATTTCAAGGTCGCTTGCGTGGCAGTTACATACCGATACAAGATTGTGTGTGGCAATAAGATTGTTATATATAACTCTTTGCTTTTCTTCGCCAAGTCGCTTGATTTGGTCGATTGTCATCGGCTCATTGTAATTTGCGCTTATCCCCTTACTATAAAGATAATTTATTACTTCATCTTGTGTCTTTGCTGCCGAATAGTCGGTGTTGTCATCGCCAAAGTGCAAGTCTTTATATGCTTGTATCGACTTAACCGCCCATTCGCATATTTTCCAATGCTCAAAATTTGCACCTAAATATTTTAACGCCAACGCTTGACTTCCATAGCCCGCAAATAACTCAATAAGTCTTATCGGCTTATCTATTGTCAATTTGTGGTCGCCGTCAAATAGAGAGATTTGGTATTCTGCTTGTTTCATTCTTTCACTCCTTATAAATCGTCAAAACTGATTTGATTTTCGTCGGTTTCCTTGTTCCCGTATAACCACCAGTCCATAACTTCTGTGCCGTTCTTCCACGACAATTTGCTTTGGTCTGGCATATTTTCAAGCATTTTATCGAACGCTTTAATGTAGCACTCTGCAATTTTTGGATAGTCCTTTAAGTCGTTAATCCTATCCTCCATTCTTGCCATAGGGCATAATATACAACCGAGCCTTTTCTTTGTGCCGCCACATTGTATATACAACGGATTTTGTTTAATGTTTTCGGCTTTTGAAAACTCCCAAATATCGTCGTCCGTCCAATCAATTATCGGGTTAATAAGCGTTTTTTGTGTTCTGTAACATTGTTCAATCATTCGGCGGTTTTCATCATTATCCATATTGTGTATGACTTCCACTCCCTTTCCGCCAAATATCTTTGCTTCACCTGCTTTTTTGGCACGAGAAACGCTTTCAGCGGCTCTTACGCCCGTAACACATATCCGTCCTTTCCCGCTCGCTTCTTTGAGTTCGGAGCAACAATAGCGGCATATTCTTGTCGGTGGAATATGCTTTTTTACAATCAAGTTCCACATAGTTTTTTGAGTTCCGTCAGAGTATCTTGCCTTTTCGACGATAACTTCTTTGTCGTCCATTATCTCCCTGACAACCGACGGAATATCTACCGTAGTTAAGTTATAATGCAGTTCGTGCGGTACTCCGCTCATTCCCATAAGGTGTCGGATAACCTTGCTGTCCTTTCCGCCGCTGTAACATACATACAACGGCTCTTCCGATAAGTTCGCTAATTGTATGCGTTTTATTGCGTTTTCGACTTTGTTGACCGTTCCGTCAAGTCTATATTCTATAAGTGCCATATTCACTCCTTATAAGTCGTAATCTTCAATGCTCGGCACGCGCCCTATTATATCCAACTGCTCTTTGGTGTACTCACGCTCTGTGAAGTTCGCCTTGCCTTGCTTTGTTCGTTGCTCTTTAAGTGCGTTGAAAACCCACTTTCTTATCGCCAAATAGTCGCTCTTTGCTTTATACCCTTTGTACTCTCGATACTCCGATAAAAACTCAATCGCTTCCTTTCCGTCTGTCATTCCGATAAGCGTGTTATATTCCTTTTCAGTCAATAAAACATTCTTATATTGCCCATACTTGTGTTTTGGAGCGGGCGACGACGGCTTGTCCGTCGGGCTTTCTTTTTCTACATTTATGTCTTTTTCTTCTATATCTTTAATATCTATCTCTTTATCTCTTAATCTCTTTATCTCTATATCTGGTGGAAAATTTTCCACCTTTGTTCCACCTTGTTTTCCACTTTGCCTATTTGCAATTTGAATTTGTTTCTTTTCGGCGGAAATTGTTTGACTTCCAACAAGCCTGTCAAAGTCGGCAATTTGCAGCATTCCGTCTTGCTGTTCATAGACAAGCCCGAGTTTCTTGTAGAGTTCCAAAGCCACCCGAACGGTGTCAATATCAAAGTGTTTGCAATCTCTTTGTATCTTTTCAACGTCGTAGGGGACAATGATTTCACCGATTTGTCTTGCAAGTAAGCCGTTTGAGTTTACCGATTTTAAGCAAAGCATTTGATACAGGACAACATAGTTTGCGCCGTTCTTTTGCGAAAGTAAAAAATCCACCGTGTCGCTTGTCAAAAAATGGTCGGTAAGTTTTATCCAGTAATATCTTTGTTTATTATATTCCGCCATAAGCAATCTCCTTTTATCCAATAAAAAAACCACTTAAACTTCCCTTATTGTGATAGGCGGGGTTGTTTAAGCGGTTTAGGATAACCGATATTCAGTTGCCGATACTCAATGCTATCACTCACCGAATACCGATTACAAGCCTATTATATGCTTGCTTTATGCGTTTGTCAAGCGGTTTTTGCGAAAAAGTTAAGAAAAATTAAACTTCCCAGCGATGACCGCAATTTTGGCAAATAGCATATTGTTTGGTTTTACTACCTTTCTTTATAAGTAAAGGAAATAGAAGTGCAACACCGCAAGTAAAGAAACCGAGAATAAGCCAAAGGCAAACACCGAGAACGCCACGCTTTTTCTGTTCGGCAACAACTTGAACTTTTACATCATCACTTTTGCAATTCGGGCAAATCATAACAAACCTCCTAATTTGGTTTTATTTATAGGAAAATACTACCATAGACCACCTATAAAGTCAAGAAAAAAAGTATAAAAAAGCATTGTCAAAGTAGTCGCAAGTGGTTGACAAACGGATAAACAAATGGTATAATGATAAATAGTTGGAGGTTAGAAATGGAAAACTCGAAAGAAAAACAAGAAACGAAAAGAAGTATCAAAATCAGCGAAAGCACTCATACGAAAATGAGTGATATTAAGGGGTACTATGGAATATCCTTTACAAAACAAGTGGACATTGCCATTAGGGACTATTACGATAAAATGAAAAAAGGACAACTGCAATGAAACGGTTTTATGCTTTTGAGAAAGACAAGCCGCAGAGTTGTAAAGAATGTAATTGTCATAAGTATGTACACGAATTAAAGCCTTGTGATGTGTGCTGTTCAGTAGTAACGAAGTATGAGTGCCTTTTGGACGGTCATTATGATTTTGTGAGTTTTGAAAACACTTATGAAAAGTGTCCGATAAAATCACTTGACAAGGTAATTAAAAAACTTATAAAGGAGAAGAAAAATGTTACTTGATTGGTTGTTTGGCAGCAAAGATAGTGAAGTCGATAGAGCGGACGACGAAGTTTCAATTTTTGAAGATGACGATGACGACTAACTTTGACGAAGAAACCCACAAATATACAATAGACGGCATAGAATATCCGAGTGTAACCGAAATTTGCGAGCCGATTTCTTTCAAGCGATTAGACGCATTGTCCAAAAGTTTGCTTGACAGGGCAAAGCAACGTGGCACGGAAGTCCACGAACTTTGCGAAACTTATGCGCTTACAGGCGAAGTTGATGACGAAATGAAAGAAAGCCCATATTTGCCCTATATCGCAAGTTTTGTCGAATGGTATAAAACTTATCGACCAAAAGTGATTTACACGGAAAAGGCACTGTTTTCGGCGAAATTAGGGTATTGCGGGAAATGCGACCTTGTTTGCGAAATCGACGGAAAGATTTTTCTGATTGATTACAAGGCAACAAGTGTGATTGACAAGAAGTCGTTGTCGGTGCAGTTGGTCGGGTACAAGAACTTACTTGCCGAGTACGGCATAAACACCGAGTGCGAATATGTATTGCACTTAAAAAAAGACGGATATGTTTTCAAGCCGATAAAACTCGATTATGAGTGGTTTGATATTTTACTTAAACACAATAAAAAATTAAAGGAGAAATATAATGGAAAATAACATTATTGTTTATGAAGCACCAAAAGCGGAACTTTCTACCAGAAGAAACAACTATGAATTGAGGATAGGAGATTTTTCGACAACGCTTAAAAGGGGTGTTGATTTTGGTAAAGTGCCGAAAGCAAAAACACCGTCATTATGGAAAAGCGGAGCGGAAAAAGTCCTTATGGGATATAATCTCGCCTATGATACCGAAATTACCGATAGTTATAAAGACTATAATAAAGGGTTTTTCTATTATGAGATTAAGGCAACCGCATACTATGACGGCAAGGTTGTAAGAACGGGTGTCGGGTGCGCTAACACAAATGAGCGTTCTTTCGGTGTAGCGGGAGCATTTGATAGTGCAAACAGTGCTTTGAAGAAAGCAAAAAAACGGGCTGTGGTTGATTTGGCACTCACAATCGCGGGACTTTCTGACGCATTTACACAAGACATTGAAGATGAAAGCAACGAAGAAAGAGCAAAGGAAATTCTGTCTGACAATGACCCGATAACCCCGAAGCAAATCAAGAGAATTTTTGCGATTGCGGCGGAAAATGAGATTACGGCGGAAAAAGCAAAGCAAATTCTTGTGAGCAAGGGCTATGGGTCTACAAAAGACATCAAGCAAAAAGACTATGATGAAGTGGTTGAATATTTTCAAAAATACAACGAAAACAAATAAGGAGAAACATATATGATTTATCTTGTAGAGAAAGGCGAAAACAAAAGTAAGTATGAAATCCGTAAAGCAAAGTACATTGAGAGTTGCAAGTGCAATAAACTCAATATACAGTACAAAGACAAAGTAACAAACGCTTATGAAGAAGCGACAATCACGATTTGGGGCGAGCAGTTGGCGATTACCCCGCATAATTGGGAAAAGAAAACCAAAGGCGACGAAATTCAAATCAACAAGGTGTCGGCAATCGGGCTTAACCCCGAATACAAAGGCAAGAGAACTCTTAACATTACAGTTCCGTCCGACGGCTTCTCGCTTATAAGAGCGAATTGGGGCAACGACGGCGACACCGAAACAACCACGACCGCACCGCAATCTTTTAGCGGAATGGACGACTTTTTACCTTTTTAAGTGAATAATGGATAAGTTTGTTATTATATCGGACACAAGACAGCAAGAGGGCAAGCACGAAGCAAAACTTGCATATTTTAAGGCACAAGGTTATAAAGTAGTAAGGACGAAACTTTTTGTCGGCGACTATGCCCGACTTGATAACCAAACGATAGCCATTGACACGAAGAAAGATTTTCTGGAACTCTGCGGAAACGTATGCGGAAACCAACACGAAAGGTTTAGGGACGAGTGCAAGCGGGCAAAAGAGTGCGGAATACAACTAATTGTTCTTATAGAAGAAATACCGCCGCACGGAAATTTGGCTGAATGGCACTCTCCCCGAACGAAAGTCAAAGGGGAAACCCTTGCAAAGTGTTTGCGAACAATGCAAGAGCGATACGGCGTTAAGTTTGGCTTTTGCGATAAGGCAAGCACGGGAAAAATCATTATAAACATACTTAAAGGAGTAGATAAATGAAAGTACGACAAGTGGCGGAACTCGTTAAAGAGATTTTGGAACAGAAGCCGAGAGCAAGGGATTGCGATTTTGTCCTTTATGGGTTTGTCCTGAACAAGTACGGGTATTCAATCAATATCCCGTTCTGTGAACTTGCGGAAAGAGTAAAGGCGAAAGAAATTCCGTCAATGGAAACAGTAGGGCGCACAAGGCGCAAATGTATGGAACTTTACCCGTCATTGCGTGGTAAGTCTTATGAGCCGAGAGAAGAAAGGCAACTTGAATTTGTCGATTTTGCAAAGGACGGAAGTATATGAAACCCGAAGATTTTATTAAAGAGCAGGAAAAGCAAACAAAAGCAGCGTTAGATTTTGGCACGCTATTTACACTTTTTGCGATTGTTGGGCTTGTACTTGACATTGTGCTTGCCACAAGACACGCCACAACGGGTGTGGAAATCGCAAGTTATGTAATTATAGGAATAATATTAGTGCTTGTAGTTTTTTCGTCATTAGCGGCTGTAAGGTCAGCAAAAGCCGATATGAAAACACTTAAAGCACTTAAAAAGGCGGTTGAAGAATATGACAAGCAAGCAGAATGAGAAATTGCAAGACCTTGTATGTGCAATGATATATAAATGGTTTGGGCTAAACATAGCCGACCTTGCCAAAATAGCAAAACCCTCAAAGTGTACTTACATCACTTCCGACGAAATACAAAGACTTTGCCGAGAAATAGGAGAAGAAAATGATTAGTTTATTCAATGAAGATATAATGGCGTTGCGGGTTTATACAAGAGTGGTAAAACCCGCCGAGAACGAGTTTATCACCTATCCCGACACAATCTGGAAGAAGATACTTGTATTATATGAAGAAAAGACACCGAACTTTAAGGACACCGTTTTTTCTATCATAGAGTATGAGTTTGAAAACGATAACCATACCGTTTATGAGAATAGGACAAAACTTGAAAACCTAACCGATTATAGGGAAAAGTGTAACAACGCTCTTGACGACGGATTTAGGGAAATTGAAGTTCGCGCCTTGCAAGACGAACTCGCCGAATTGTATTACGGCAAAGAGCCAAAGGAATAATATATGTTAGATATTATACAAGATATTGACGAAAATGGCGAACCCGTCCAAATGGACGAAATCGACTATAAGATAGATAAAATCAAAAAAGGCACAAGCGAAATGTTTTCAAAACTTATCGCTGAAAAAACTGCAAACGAAGCCCGCTCTAAACCGCTTACGGCAAAATATGGTTATCGCCTTGCAACGAAAATTACGGCGGTTATACACCAACTCGGACTTAAAGATACCGACCATATTATTAGTCTAAATAATGACGATATAAGGGGCTATTTCAACGCCTATTCCGACCTGATAGCATTTTACAACGAATACTTTGACTTTCCTGCTAACAAGCAAGATTTTTGCGCCCTAATCGGCATAACGGTTAAAGTTTACAATTCGTGGGCGGAAGATGACGATGACGAGCGACGGCTTTTGGTGCAATCAATCGACGACTATTTCAACTCACTCGGCTTTCACGCTGGCGAAGTCGGGAACGTCAACGACAAGGCAACAATGGCGCGAATGAAAATCAAGGACGCGGGGCAAGGGCTTGTGGAAAACAACTTTTCGGCAACAATCTCGGTTGAAAATAAACTTAACCAAAGCCCGCTTGAACTCCAAAAGCAACTTGAAAGGCTACTCGGCGCAAGTATGACGGCGGAACAAAAAAAATTAAAATAATAAAATAAAAATACTTGACAACCGCATTTGGATATGATAATATTAAACCATACCAAAGGCGGTTTTTACATAAAGGAGTAAGAAAAATGAACTTTGCTTATATGAGAGTTAGTACAAAAGATAAACAAGAATTTATCCGTCAAGAGTTTGTGCTTAAAGACTATAAGATAGATAAAGTGTTTGAAGAAAAGATAAGCGGGACTAAAAAGGCTTGCGGTCGTCAAGAGTTTGAGAAAATGCTTAAAGAACTTAAAGCGGGCGACACGGTTTACTTTGAGAGTATGAGCCGAATGGCAAGGTCGGTGCAAGACCTTATCGAAACCACTGACTTGCTTGCTCACAAGATGAAAGTAAAAGTAGTATTTATTAAAGAAAATCTTTCTGTCGGTGGAAATGGGCTTGACGCAATGGGCGCACTGCTCTTTAATGTAATGTCGGCATTTGCACAATTTGAACGCGACATTATAGCCGACCGCACCAAACAAGCCCTGCAAGCCCGAAAAGCGGCGGGAGTGGCACTTGGGCGCAAGAAAAGCGACAACTATGATGAGCAAGTCGCCGAGATTGAAAAGTGCCTTAAAAACGGATATACGGCGCGAGAGATATGGGAAAACCGAGAAGAACTTGGAATAACCTACGGTCGCTCCCGTGTCTATGAATTAGTAAAAAACATTGGAGGTAATAGATGAAAACAACAAGTGAACTTATGGCAACGATTGCCGAGTGCCACGCAAAAGTTTCGCCTATGATAGCGGACGAGCAATGGGTGGACAGCGACGGCAACATTTATCAAATTGACAGGTCGCCCATAAATTGGGCAGCGGTCGTTAAGGCAAACAAATTGAAGAAGAAAAGGAGAAAAAGAAAATGATAAGAAGTACAATGTTGACAGACGCGTTCGGTGAGTATAATAGCGACTGCGAAAAGGTGGAACGCCTTGAAGCACTTGACGAGGCGATTGCCGAGATAGAAGAGTTAGGCTTTGAAACCTACGCAGGGCGCACACTTGCAAAACTCAAAGAAATGCGAGAATACTGCAAAGAAGAGATTAAGGAAGAAGCGGAATTCGAGGGTGTTTGCCCTTATTGCGGAGCGGACTTGGACTATGACGAAAGAAGCGGCGAATATGTGTGCCACGAGTGCGGTTACGGCGGCGGATATGTGCCAAACGAAGATAGGCTTGAAGAGATTTAAGGCAATGACGAAAGCGAAATTTTTGTACAAAACAATAAATAAAGACGGCGATGTTGAATGGTGGTATGAGTACCGCGGGCGCAAATATTCAATCGTGCCTTTCAAAACAGAAGAAACGTTATATCAACTCCACAAGAATGAACAACTCAACATAGATAGACAGGTTGAATTAGATGAAAAGGCAAAGCAATCAACCTTTAAGGGAGAACCTGCCGAAAAAGGGTTTGAACTCTTTTGGAAATATTTGGAGGAATAAAGATGACAAGACAAGAGATGATTAAAAAACTTGAAAAAATCCACGACGCACTTATGTGGGAAAGCAATGACGAATTAACTGACCACGCAAAAAAGTGGACATATATATTTGTTGACCAAGCACTCGAATGTTTACAGAAAAATGAGGAGTACAAAAATGACTAAACAAGAACAAATAGAAGAAATGGCGAAAATCGTTGACGAAATGTACAATGTATACACAACGACAGCGGACGATATTGCAGATGGATTATATAACGCAGGTTATCGAAAGATTGACGAGTTTGAAAAGTGCAGAAAATGCCCAGCGTGGTCGGGTATAGATTGTACGAGAAACCCATACACAAAGGGTTGTTTAGATGATAAAGTAAACCTTAAAAACGAAATCAAACGGCTTGAAAAAGAAAATGCTTATTTGTTAAAAGCCTGTGAAGAACAATTCACATTCGATACAACTCAAAATAAAAAATATAGCATTTTCAATTCGGTTAGAAAAGAATTTGCAGATAAAGTGACAGCGAAACTATTTGCCATATTTGGAAAAACAATTTGTAGCGATTTAGACACGGAAGATATTACAGATATAATCGACGAACTGTTAAAGGAGTATGAATGATGAGTAAATATACCGAGCCTATGAAACTTATAGATTTTGTAGAGCAGTTTGTTGCACATAATTCGACCGTGGAATTATATAGCGTGGAACTCACGCCTGAAACAATCAACGGAATGACTTATTATAACAAACAATTTGATAAACTCGAAACTGTTATGGATTGGCAAATAACCGAACCTGACGATTGCGAATATTACAAGGCTCACCCTGATGTTAAGCCGTGCAAATATCGTTATTGTAATGTGGAAATGGTAATCGGACTGCCAAATCCTACTGACAGAATAGACCTTATAGGAATTGTTGTGGAGGTAGAAAATGCCGAAGATAAGGGTTGAACTTGAAGTGCCAAACGTTAAGTATTGCAAGACTTGTGAATACCGCGAGTACTGTAAAACTTGTGAATATAGCAGATATGGTGCAGGCGATTTTGCGGGTTGTACTTTATTTAGCGGCGCAATAACACTACGGGAGCAAGACGGCTTACCTGAACGTTGTGAACAATGCAAACAAGCGGAGGTGAAAGAATGAAAAGCGTTTTAATTTCAATTCGCCCGAAATGGACGGAAAAGATAGCAAGTGGACAAAAGACAATCGAAGTGCGAAAGACCGCACCGAAAGAAGTGCCGTTCAAGTGCTATATTTACGAAACGCAAGGACAATATATAAAGTTTATTCACGGAGCGCACACAAAATATGGTTATGGGTGCGGTAAAGTAATCGGTGAGTTTATCTGTGATAAGGTGGAAAGGCTTGAAGAGCATATCGAACAAGGCGGGCTTTATTATATATTATCGGATACTTTTAACGAGCAAGCGCAACTTGATAATTGGGAACTACACGACTATGGCAAAGGCAAAACCCTTTATGGTTGGCATATCAGCGACTTGACACTATACGACAAGCCGAAAGAGTTGAGCGAGTTCTGTATACCTTGCAAAGTCAGTTGCGAAAATTGTAAAAACCCGCTTTATTTTGAATGCTGGTGCGAAGAAAAAGGGAAAAAGATTGTAACCCGCCCGCCGCAATCGTGGTGCTATGTTGAAGATTTAGGAGAAGAAGAATGCCGATAAAGATTAAAGAATTGAAACAACTAATCAAGCGACAAAAGAAAGCAATTAAACTGCTAAACAAGTTTTATAAAATAGATTGGTGGTTTGCGACAAACGGCAATGATGTCCCTGCGTTGTGGGAAGTCGTAGAAGAAGCAGAAAGCAAACTTGCATCTTATCAAAAGCAGTTGAGAGAACTAAAAGGAGAAAAACAATGAATGCGGCTAACAAACAGTATGGGAGATTGACAAAAAAAGGCGGATATACAAAAGAACTCGACTTAAAGCAAGAATTAGGATATTCGTATATTTACAATCGTCTTGCCGAACTCGAAGATAAAATTGAGAAAGGAACGCTTGTCCCGAAATATTCGATTGTGGATTGTGGCGACACATATTGTGTCTGTACGGTAGATACTAACAATTTGCTCGTAATTGACGAATACGAAACAGAAGCCGAAGCCGAAAAGAGGTTAGAGGAGATAAGGAATGAATAAATTTGCAGTAGTAGAAAAACAATTTGAATACAAGGGACACGATTGCATATGTATATTCGGTTGTCTTGGATATAGGTGTGGTTATGTGTCTGTTGATGATAATAAGGAATTTAACGAATACGACATAGAGTGCCACGGTGGTTTATCGTTCTCTGGAACATTGCCATATGATTATGGACAGAAAGAAACTTATTATATCGGTTTTGATTGCGGTCATATTTGCGACGGAAATGACTATAACACGGCTTTGAAATACGGACTTCTCACCGAAAAACGCTTTAACGAACTTTTAGAAATGCAAATCCATTTGCCCACTTTCTTGCAACCTGTTAGAAGTGTCGAATATGTAGAGAAACAATGCAGAAAGATTGTTGACCAGTTGGAAGAAAAGAAATGAGAGAAATACTTTTTAGAGGCAAACGAGTAGATAACGGCGATTGGGGGTATGGCTATGCCGTCAAAGGTAACGATAAAAAATATCAAATGTTTATCGCGGCAAGTATTGGGGTTGGGTTTTTTACAGGTGGCATAATTGCTTACGAAGTTATCCCAAAAACCATTGGGCAATTTACAGGCTTAACCGACAAGAACGGCAAAAAGATTTTTGAGGGCGATATTGTAGAAAGTCCGCACGGAACGCAAGGGGTTGTAGAGTGGCAAAATGCAGAATGTGCGTTTTTAGTCAATATCGGCGACGATTGGCAAACAATGGACAATTGCCCTTATGAAGTAGTCGGCAATATATATGACAATAAGGAAGAAGAATGAAAACACGAGAAATTTCGGACGAAATTAAAAAGCAAGTAGTCGAGTGCTATAACCGTCATTATTCGACAGAAAAAACACTTAACATAATTCCTATAAGCATATACCAGTATTATGGGATATTACACGAGGCAAGGGAAAAGGGCGAGTATGTGATACCGCCCCACTCCCCAAAACCAAAGTCGCCGAAACCGCAGAAAGTGCAGAAACAGCACGAGTACGATGTGCGCCGATATAATAACCCTAAAACCGCAGAAAACATAGAAAAGACCATTGCAATGCGGGCGGACGGAGTAACGCTCCGAGAAGTCGCAGAAAGGCTTGGCGTGTCGCTTGGAATGGCAAAATACTATTGGAGTATAGCAATATATAGGGGCGAGCAAAAGACGGGCAGACCGAACAAGTTTGAGCCGAACGGCGTTGAGATTGCCAGAATGAGGCAACTATATGCGGGCGGAGCGTCGGTTGCCCAAATAGCCGCAGAAATGGGCGTATGCGGGACGACGATATACAAGTACATAAAAGATAATAAATGGCACAGGGCGGCGGTCAGAGATATTCACCGCGAGCGCGTGATATACTTATACCGTTGTGGGTTCTCTTATAGTGAGATTGCGCGGGCAATCGGGCATAGTATAAACTATGTAAGCACATTGTTAGACGGGGAAAAGGAAAGGCGCAAGCCGTGGACAGACGACGACGAAAGGGCTTTGCTTGCAGCCGTCAAGAGCGGGAAAACTCCCGCCGAGATAGCCCCGCAAATGGGACGGAGCGCAAACACAATATCGCAATATATTTACTTGTTGCGGAAAGACGGAAAGATACCGCCGAGCCAAAGGGCGATAAACCGCCTTAAAAACGGCGAAAGCACGGCGGACGAATAAGTTATCAACCGAGCATAAAAAACCGCCCACGGGGCAACCACGGGGCGGGAAAGGGCAAAAAGATACCCACGGCACAAAACCGTGGGCTTTTCTTTACTTTGTTTCTAAACAATTTTTTAATTCAAATACTATTGCAGAGGGACAACTTCCGTCGCCTTTGTCAAAATAACCGTCCTTTAATATGTTATCAAACTTTTTGACCGTTCGTTCTATCCATTTTTGGTAAATATTTCGATTGCCGTTCCATTGCAAGACAATTTCGTTTTTGTAATATGCAATAGGGCTAACAAGCGTATTACTTCCACTCAACCAAACAAACGGATATATGTTTTTTTTGGCGGTTTTGTCAGTGTCCAAATATTGTCTAAAACAATCAAGTTCTTTAATGTCCATTTTCAAAACTCCTTTGATTTTATTATTTTTTAAGCACTTCTTCCAGTGTATAGATGTATCTTTCGCGGGTAAAGACAACCGCTCCGAAAAGGCGGGCAACCGCATAAGCGCGTCGCTTGTCGGTATAATCCCTTTGTTTTCCGTTGATAAAAAGCGTATAGATTGTCATTTTTCTATTCTCCTAAAATGTATTGTATGTCGGCTGTCGGTAAGTCGCAGATTTGTACGCGTTGCAGGTCGGGCGAGTTCGGGAGCGACACGAGCGCGTCGCCCTTGCCGAGCAGGTCAACCGCCTTTGCGCAGTCAATTATATTGATACTATGTCTTTGATTATTGACCGATAGGCAGATTTTTGTTTGGCAGCCATATTTGACGGTCGAATTGATAACTTGTAACACGGGATTTTGTGTCGCTATGATTGCAAACACATTGCAGGCGCGCCCCAGATTGACGACTTTATTCATAAGCGTGTCCAACATATCGCGCGCTTCCTTTGTGCCTTGTCGTAATTGCGCGTATTCGTCGATAACAAGCACGAAAAGCGGAAAGTCGGAAAGGTCGGCTTTTCTCTTGCCTTTCTCTTGTAGTATCTTATATCGCTTGTCTATTTCGTCGGCGGTTTTGCGGATAAGGCGCAGGGCTTCGTCGAACGTGTAAGCGACGGGTTCAATAAGTTGCGGCAAACGTCCGTCATATATCGAAAACTCCGTTCGTTTCAGGTCAATCATTAAAAAGACGATTTCCGACGGCTTTGCACCGATTGCAAGCGACAAAACAAGGTTATTTACGGCAACGCTTTTACCGCTTCCAGTCGCGCCCGCAACAAGCACCGAAAGGGTGTCCATAATGTTAGCAGTGATAGGTTTATTATCAGTATCAATTCCGATGAGCATTTCGCCCGCGCACTTGTTGTATGCGTTCCGCCCGAAAGCGAAAAAGTTAGGGAAAGCGCGTTCAGGGTTCGGGATTGTGATTTTAAGCGTATTGCCGACGCCCGTATTCGCATTGTAAGTGATTTTTTGTCCCGTAGCGATTTCCAGTGCGCCGATAGCCTTTTTGACCGTTGTAGGCGTGTTTCCGCCGTCAAGGTGTGCCGTGTAGGTCGTGCAGGTGTAGCCCAGGACAGCGGGCGCAACCGTACAAGGCGCGCCGTGTGCCGTCAAAGTCGATTGTATAAGGGTTTCAGGATAGTATTTCATCTTTTCGCGTTCCACTCCTCGGCAAGTCTTTGTGCCTCCGCCCACGTCGGGCAAGGGTAAGCGTGCAAAACCTTTCCCGCGCGGCTCGAATTGTTCAAAAAGTATAAAATGTCCGCGTCGCGTGGTATGCGCTCGGCGACAAAATAGCGCGCCGTCGGTGTTTGATGTATGTCTAAAATATCTGATACAATGTAAATGTATTTCATTTTGTATTCCTCCTATTGCGTTTGTTTTTATATTTCCGTAAAATATTTGCCGATTGCTTTCGTATATCTTGTTATGTCCTTGCGTTCAAGATTTCCGTTGTAAACCTTGTCGAAAAAATTGTCTTTTTGGGTGTCGGATATGTTATCTTTCCATTCGCGGTATATGTATGAGTTCCCTCCGTCGTGATGACTTGCCGTAGCGCAAAGGTTATTATGTTCGTCGATATACCACTCCAAAGTGTCGCAATCCGAATAAAAACATTCCGCCGTATCTTTCGTGTTAAGTTCTTTGACGGCAGGGAAACGACCGTTCCAAAGTCCAAGGTCGGCAATAACGATAATGTCGTTTTTAGTGTTCGGCGCGAAACGGCGTATGTCGTCTAATGTATCATTGTTAAAATCACAAGCAAGTTCATATGCGCGTTTGTTGATTTCATCTTCGTCGTTCATATCCTCAAAATAGTCAGGATAATCCGCTTTCAGCATTTCGGC